AAAGCAGTCCAAGAACTATCAGCAAAAGTAACAGCACTAGAAAACGCATAATAAATAACAAAAATTATTAACCAAGTGAAAAATTATGAAAATTATATTTTGTCTGCCGGGAGCATCTTACTCCGGCAGATTTTTGCAAAATTGGACTAATCTCCTCGCAGAACTCCCTAAATATAAAATTTCTTACGGACTTTCCCAAGATTATCTCTGCAATATCTACCATGCACGAACAAAAGTGCTTGGTGTGTCCATTGAGAGAGGCGTAGACCAGAAACCGTTTGACGGCAAAGTGGACTACGATTACATCATGTGGATTGACTCCGATATGGTGTTCAAATCAGAAGATTTCTTCAAACTCTTAGAACACGACAAAGACATCGTATCTGGCATGTACAAAATGTCTGATGATGTAAATTATGCAACCGTTGAAACGATGGATGAAGAGTTTTTTGAAGAATGGATGCACTACCAATTCATGCAAAAGAAGGACATCGAAAACAAAAAAGAAACTCTTTTCAAAGTAGATTACACAGGTATGGGTTGGATGCTGGTTCGCAAAGGAGTCATCGAAAAGATGAAATACCCCTATTTTTACCCCCGAAAACAGGTGTGGAAACAGTATGGTTGGGAAGAGTTTGTGTGGGATGATGTAGAATTTTGTCTCCGAGCTCGTGAAAACGGCCACGATATCTGGATTGACCCCAAAATCCGAATCGGCCACGAAAAAGTCAAAATTCTGTAATACCCTCAAAAACTTACATAGAATAAATATATATGATGAAATCTATAAATATTCATAACCCTCTATGGAAGTTCAATGGCACTTACAATCAAGAAAAAAGTTCAAAATTATATTGTTGACCAGGGCGCAACCTTCGAGAAGACGATAGGTGCAGAAAGTTCAGCTTCTGTAGCTGTAACGATCTCTTCTGGTACAGTTGCGGGCGGAATGGTCAAGAATTTCTCTTATGCACCTATCCTCAAATTAGAAGATTCTATTGGTGGAGAGATATTGTTAAACAGTACAGATGGTACTGGAGGTGATATAGGGGATAATATAACAATCGAACCCCAAGCATTTACAACTTCTCTTACTGGTGCAAACTGTACCTTTTCGTTGACTGCAACTCAAACAGCAGAACTTGTAGAGGGAAAATATTATTATTCTCTCAATTACACCCAAAGTGACGGAACAACCAAAGAACGACTTGCAGAAGGACTTATTACAGTCGAAGCATCTGCTTAAATTAATAACGGATAAATGAAACTATGTCATCAACACAACCAGCATCAACTACAGAATTGAAAGAATATTGTCTGAGAAAACTAGGCAAACCAGTAATTGATATCAATCTTGCAGATGAACAGATGAATGATATGATTGATGAATCAATCCAAATGTTTCAAGAATATCATTTTGATGGAACTGAAATACATTATTTGCCAGAACAAGTGACTGCAAGTACATTGACTTTTGCAAGTGCATCTACAGGAACATTTACTGCCGAAGAAACAATCACAGGCAGAACATCAAATGCAACCGCAAAAATACATGATGTAACAAGCACTACCGTTCTGAAATTCAAAGAACATAAAGATGGAAATGGACTTCGTGCCGCAAATACTTCTGGTGCTACATTTGTTGCAGGAGAAACAGTAACAGGTTCAAGTTCTGGTGCAACTGGTGTGCCTCATGGAACACAAGCAACTGCTGTTGCATTTGGAAATGCAGATACACGATATTTAACAATTGATGATACAATTATTGGAATAAGAGATGTTTTACCAATCAGTCGAGCACTTTCTTCAAACGACATGTTTTCGGTTGAATATCAGTTTAATCTAAATGAACTTCCAAGTGTTCTTCAAGGTGCTGGTGGATTAGCCTATTTTGCGGCCACCAAACAGAATCTTTCTCTTTTGAATCAAATGTTTTCAAGTGGAACATCACGACAAATGAGATTCAATCGCATGACAGATAAACTTCATTTGGATATGGATTGGGATAATGCAGTAGATATTGGTGATTGGATAATTGTTCAGTGTTACAAAAAGATTGATGGTGCAACTTATACAGAAATATACAATGACATCTTTCTGAAAAAATATACAATTGCATTATTTAAGAAACAATGGGGTCAAAACCTAATCAAGTTTGAAGGAATGCAATTGCCAGGAGGGGCGACATTGAATGGAAGACAGATATATGATGATGGAAATACAGAACTAGAACGACTTGACGAGGAATTGCAACTGAAATATCAGTCGCCTGACAACTTTTATGTAGGATAATCGAATGGCTACAAACTCATACTTTCGTACATTTGATGCGGAAAATGACCAAGAACTTTTACATTCGATTGTCACCGAATCAATTAAAGTAGTTGGTTATGATGTAAATTACATTCCCAGAACACTTGTCAACGAAGATACTATTTTGGGCGAGGATTCTATTTCCGAATATAAAGATGCATATTCGGTAGAGATGTTCATTAAGTCCGTTGATGGTTTTGAGGGTGAGGGGGATCTTGTTTCTAAATTTGGTCTGGAAGTACGTGACCAAATCATATTTTCACTTGCAAGACGAGCATGGGAAGGTTTAGATATAGGAACTCGGCCGAAAGAAGGTGATCTCATCTATTTTGGGTTGACCAGCAAACTCTTCCAAATCATGTTTGTTGAACACGAATTACCCTTCTATCAGGCGGGCGCACTTCCTACATTTGATCTGACTTGTGAACTCTTTACTTATTCTGAAGAAGCACTTGATACTGGAATAGATACAATTGATGATATTGAACGAAAACAATCTTTTGTTCGTACATTTGAATTGTCTGGTATTTCAGGAACGTTTACTGTAGGAGAAACAGTTACGGGCGGAACTTCTGCCATTACTGGTGAAGTTGCAAGGTGGGATTCCGTAACAAGTTATTTGTACCTCATTAATATGACTGGCACATTCACGTTGACAGAAATCATCACTGGTGCAACAAGTCTGGCTACTGGAACCTATGCAACTAAGATTACAACCGATGAAACTACAGAAACTTTATCAACAATTGATGCTGGTACATCTGATAAAGTAAGTAGTTCTAAACAGTTTGAGATTGATGCGGATTCCGTCTTTGACTTTTCTGAAACGAATCCATTTGGAGATAATCCGTAATGTTTGGAACATATTTTTATCACCAGACCTCAAGAAAGATGGTGGTTGCGTTTGGTTCGTTATTTAACAACATTGAAGTCCGTAGAACTGATAGTAGTGATGCAGTAACCGAAGTTATCAAGATTCCTCTTTCTTATGGGCCAAAAGACAAAATGTTGGTTAGGATTAGTCAAGATCCAAACCTAAATCCAAAAGTGGCACTTACTGTTCCACGAATGGGATTTGAGTTGACTTCAATGACTTATGATGGTGCGAGAAAACTCAATACGATGGGCCGGAATGTTAAAAAAGGAACAACTGGACTCAAGAAACAATACAATCCAGTACCGTATTATTGGGATTTCTCCCTTTATGTGTTTGTAAAAAATGCAGAAGATGGAACACAAATCCTAGAACAGATCCTTCCATTTTTTACACCAGATTTCACAGTAACAATGACTTTGATTTCTGGTATGACTGTTAAAATGGATATTCCTTTGGTATTGAACTCTGTTACAAGTGAAGATAGTTATGAGGGGGATTTTGCAACTAGGCGTTCTATTATTTGGACACTATCTTTTGTTATGAAGGGGTTTTTATATCCATCTGTTACAGATAATGCAAAAATTATTACTTCTTCAGTTGTAGATACACACCTTATGTCTGCCGCTACTGCTGCAGATCCGATATATATTGTTGCAGAAGATAGTACTCCTTATGGAAGAAATTATATGATCTTAAATAAACATGCAATAGATGATGCAACACGAATAAGAATATTGTCGGAAGTATCAGAAGACGCCTCTTCTGCTGGGCAAACAGTTAGTAGAACAACTGTTGAACCAACATCTACTGGTGCTCTAACAGATGAAGATTTTGGATTTAGTGAAACCTTTGAATTTTTTCCACATGGAGAAACACACGATCCAGTAGCCGGAACTGATAGTTAATGAAAAATGTTGATAAAGTAGTCGAGAACAGGATTGAAAAACATCTTGATCTCGTTGAACATAATAAAGCGTATTATACAGAGGCTAAAGTTCTAAATACTTCAGAAGTTCTCCCTGCCACAATAGACGGAGGAGAGAAAGATACAGATTTTCGATATGCTCGTGAAAATATGTATCATATCATAGAACGTGGTAGAGATGCTATGGATGAACTTTTGGAGATTGCGAAAGCAGAAGAATCACCAAGAGCGTTTGAGGTGTTTGGTCAACTTCTAAAAAATATGACTGATACACAAGAAAAATTGATGGAACTTCATCGCAAAAAACAAATTATAGAAAATGATGGAGAACGACAGGAGGTCACAAAAGCACAAAACGTGACTAATGCATTATTCGTTGGTAGTACAGCCGACTTATTAAAATTGGTCAAAAGAGAGACAAAACAAAATGATTGATATATTTAATACTTCTGAATTGATGATGCTGGGGTTAGTCCTCTTTTCATCTTTTTGGATATTTCTATTTAATTACAGACAGGATAATAAGGATAAGTATAGCGGCCATGCATGGTTGATTTTACTTGATTTAATTATCAATATGGGAATGTCAGCAACTGGATATTTGTTGATTTCTATTGTATTTACAAATGTTCCACAACTTGCAGCCTATGAAAGTTATCGTTATCCCATCGGTTATCTTTTTGGATTGACATCTAATGTGAGCATACCGATTGTTCTCAAATGGTTTCAACAACAAATCACCAAAAAGTTAAACGAAGCAGGAAAGAAGTGAGGTAATTATGGCTGAAAAAGAAAAGATTGTTGCAAATGGCAAAGACCAAAAAATACTACAACATGATATTGAAGAAATAGATAAAAAAGTTGATGAAGTTCAGCAAATGGAACTTTCTGCTAAAGACCAAATAGTTGCGAGTAAATCATTTATCTATGTTATTATTGCACTTCTTATATACTTAACCTTTTTGGTTATTCCAGATATAGAAGAAAAAGTTACATGGATGGAAAAAGACCTCAACTCTGTATTAGTTCAATCAGAACGATTTAAAAAATCAACCAGAGTTTTTGCAAAGGATAATCAATGTGCATCGTGCCACTTGAGTCCAGATTATCTTCTTCACAATCTCTTAATGAAATATCCAAGTTTTTCTGACATTAAAGCATTCATGTCGGTTGGCCATCAACGATATTATACTATGACCTCCCCGATTGCTGATGAAGAATTGTTGGCAATATATCGGGCATTGCAATGATAATGGTAGGTAAAATTGTTGTATCTATAATTTGGGTATTTTGGATGATGGCAATGTCTTCTGCTGAAGGACAAGTCATAGGAGATAACTCTACATCAGAATACAATCCAACGTATAGTTCAACATTTGATCGAGTGAAGAAAAGAGGAAATGTCATTTGTGGAACCAATGATGAATTTCCTGGCTTCTCGCAAGAAATGTGGCATTTAGAAGATGGTAATAGGTGGGAAGGTTTCGATGTTGATATTTGTCGTGCAGTCGCAGCCGCAATGTTCGGTGATGCAGATGCAATCGAATTTACTATAGTCAATGGAAAGACACGTTTTGAATTTTTGATAGATGGTTCTATAGATGTTCTTTCTGCAACAACCACGTTTACTTACACAAGAAATGTTGCAAAGAAATTAGAATTCATGCCCACAACCTACTATGATGGTCAAGGATTCATAGTAAGGAAAACTCTTGGAGTATCATCTGCAAAACAGATGGAAGGTGCAAGGATATGTTTTAGTGGAACTGGAACAGCTGCAAAAAACATTGCAGACTTTATGGAATTACATGAAATAAATTATATTCCTATCGCAGTACCACCTAATGAAAAAACAAAGAACGTATACAAAAGGGGCGACTGTGATATGTATGGTACGGATAGGTCTGGTCTTGCATCAAACCGATTGAGTTTTGAAGACCCTAACAGACACATGATTCTTCCAGAGATTATCTCAAAAGAACCATTGGGGCCTGTTGTTAAGTATGGAGATCAGAGATGGTCAGATATTGTTCGATGGACAATTTATGTATTGTTCATTGCAGAAGAAATGGGAATAAATTCAAGTAATGTTGATACATTTAGAGAACATAAAGATCCATACATTCAACGATTTATGGGGGAGAAAAACGGTGAAGAACATCCCCATCTTGGAGCTAAACTTGGATTGAAAGCATCTTGGTCTTATTATATAATTAAACAAGTTGGAAATTATAGAGAAATATACGAACGCAATGTTGGAATAAATACTCCGATTGGATTGGACCGGGGATTAAATAAATTATACATTCATGGAGGATTATTATATGCACCACCATTGAAGTAGGAGGTGTAGTGTGGATAAAATTAATCACTTTTCAAAAGTACCAGAAGATAGAACAGCAGTAGATAATATTCTGCGAGTCAATCACGGCAATCAAATGAGATTGAACTTGATGGCGGATGCAAAAGCTAATATCATGATTACAGTTGCATCTGTTGTGTTTTCTATTGCGATTGCAAACCTTGATAATGAATTGGTGAAATGGCCACTTCTAACATTTGCATTTGGTTGTTTTTTTGCACTACTCTTTGCAATATTTGCAATCATACCAAAAACAGATTATCCAAAAGATGTAACAGGAGATATAGATAGAAAATCTCCATTTTTCAACCCTTTATTTTTTGGACACTTTGCACATCTTCCAATAGAAGAATATAAGGAAGATTATGCAGAAACTTTAATGACTGATGATTCTGTATATGATGCCATGGCCGGTGACATATATGGACAAGGTAAAGTTCTTGCACTTAGAAAATATAAATTCCTCAAGTGGTCATACATGAGTTTTCTTTTAGGGATGATAAGTGCAGTTATAGTATTTGTTTTACAAGGCCCTTTCGGAGATGTTGTTTTAGATGGTGCATCAAATATACTTGATGTAATCATAGGTGAATTGAATTTTACTTTGGATGGAATGAAATATTTGTTGTGTCAATCTTCTTCAGTATGTAGAAGTGGAGGAATATAATGAAAGGAAATTTATGCCAGAACATGGAACTTATCTAGGAAATCCGCTTCTTAAAGCAGCTTATGTTCATCAAGATTGGACAGAAGAACAAGTTGGTGAATATGTCCGATGTCAACAAGAACCTCTTCATTTTATATCCGAACACATAAAAATTGTTTCAGTTGATGAAGGATTGATTGATTTTGATGTTCGTGATTATCAAAAAGACATGATTGACAGATTTCACAATGAACGTTTTGTGATCTGTAAAATGGCTCGTCAATCTGGTAAGTCAACTACAATCCTTGCATACCTTCTTCACTACATCCTTTTCAACGAAAATGTTTCGGTTGCGGTTCTTGCAAACAAAAAAGCAACTGCAATGGAACTTCTTGGAAGATTGCAACTTGCATACGAACATATGCCGAAATGGTTGCAACAAGGAATTTTGATTTGGAATAAAGGAAATATAGAACTAGAAAATGGCTCGAAAATTCTTGCTAGTTCTACTTCTGGTTCTGCAATTCGAGGTGGAACTTTTAATATTATTTTCTTAGATGAATTTGCATTCGTTCCTCAGAACATTTCTGAAGAGTTTTTTAGTTCAGTATATCCTACTATTTCTTCTGGTAAAACTACAAAAGTATTCATTGTCTCTACTCCAAACGGCATGAATATGTTTTACAAGTTATGGACGGATGCAGAAGAAAAACAGAATGATTATTCTCCTATTTCAGTCCATTGGTCACAGGTTCCAGACAGAGATTTAGAATGGAAAGAGAAAACGATACGGAATACCTCAGAACGACAATTTCAACAGGAATTTGAATGCTCGTTTTTGGGAAGTTCCAATACTCTTATCTCAACTGAAAAACTCATGTCGATGCCGTTTAAACAACCAATTTATCAACATGAAGGATTGGATATTTACCAAGAACCAATAATGAATCATACTTACGTTATGGTGTGTGATGTTGCAAGGGGAGTTGGACTTGATTATTCTGCATTTTCGATATTTGATGTTACAAAACAACCTTATCGACAAGTTGGGAAGTATCGGAAGAATGACATATCACCGATGTTGTATCCTAATATTATCTTTACAACTGCACAAAAATACAATGAAGCGTTTGTTTTAGTAGAGGTGAACGATATTGGACAACAAGTGGCCGACATTCTTTATCATGATATGGAATATGAAAACATGATGATGGTTACAATGCATGGTAGAAACGGACAACAAATTGGTGGAGGATTTTCCAAGAACGTTTCGATGGGAATCCGTACAACGAAACAAGTCAAACGAATTGGATGTGCGACACTCAAAGACTTGATTGAGAGAAACAATCTACTCATTGAAGATTTTGATACGATTAGTGAGTTGACAACTTTTATCGGAAAGAGTACTTCATGGGAAGCAGATGATGGTGCCAATGATGATTTGGTCATGACTATGGTTTTATTTTCTTGGTTAGTTCAACAACGATATTTCAAAGAACTTACAGATCAAGATATTCGGGAAAAAATGTTTGCGGAACAGATGAAGATGATTGAGGAAGAGTTGGTTCCATTTGGATATATTGAAGATGGTAATGATCCAGATGAATTTCAAATTCCGGGCGATACAAATGTGTGGAAACCGGCCGGTGATAAAAATCAGTATGAATATTTTTAGAGATATTCTTTTTTCTTAGATTCAGATTCAAATCCAAAATCATCTTCATCCATCATTTCTTCTGTAAT